CGTCTACTGCGCGCTTGCATAGCCAGCGGCCACGACGCTACTTCTTTGCTCGCGGCATCCAGTTGTCTCAACAACCACCCAGGTTCCAGTTCCATTTAAGCCTCGGCTCGCTCTGCGTCAGCAGAGGTGTGATCCTTACTCACTTTTCTCCACGCTCGGTGCGAAAAGATCAATCAGCTTCTGGAGTTCCTTAATCCCCTCTCGGGTGTCGGAGGCACCAGCTTTAGCCAGTGCCTCTTTCAGAGCCTCGCGCTTCACCACCAAGTACTCAAAGAGCGACTCTCGAACGTCACTTCTGAGCAGCGCTACGCGGAGCCCTTGCTCCAGTTCCTGCTCGCGGAGCTTCAGGTTTTGTCGCATCGAGAAGTAGTTTTGCCGACTGTAAAGCTGTTCCATCTTTTACTCCTTTCGCCTTGGCGAGGTTGCCCTGCGATTTGGAAACGATCTCCTGCGTCTTGGCGGGGAGCAGCGCCTGGGTCTCCTGCGCCTTCGCCGTGTTGAGGTCGGCGGCCGCCTGCTGCTGCGCCGATTTGGTCTGGCTTACCTGCTGCTCGACCTGCTGCGCCTGGCTCTGCGCCTGGTCCATGCCGGCGAGGATCTGCACGCACTTGTCCTTCGGGTAGACGCGATCGATCGGCAGGTCGCGGGCCTGGAACTTGTCGATGAGGAGTTGGCGCTCGTCGGTCATGGCGTGCTCACGGGGGGTCATGGTCTGGCTCATCTGGTCCAGCGCCGCCCCGCGCACTTCCTTGGCAACAAGCGACTTGACACCCTTCGGAGTCACCTGGAAGTCACCCTTGATGTCCTCTTTCGGGTTCAGCTGCGGGTCCATGTTCCATTTGACCAGGGAGCCAATCAGTGACGAGATGAAGCGGTCGAAGGAGCGCACGTCGTCCTTCGTCACCATGTCACCACCGCCGGTCATCATGCTCATGTTCGAGGAAGTTCGGAAGGCTTCTCCCAGGGGCTGCGCGTTGCCCATCATCCAGGAAGGGAGGCTCGACTCGATGTCGAAGACTTCGAGCACTGAAGCACGCAGTTCCAGTAGTTCAGGGATGTTGCTCGGAATGTCGTAGGCCCGGATCGCAGGATAGTTCGCGGTCTGGTCATCTCCCTGCCGGTGAATCGTATCTCCGCCGGAGATCTGCCCTGCGGTCTTGGAGGTCGGGGTGAGCAGGTCGTCATTTACCTCCACGACGCTGCCGGCCTTTGCCATGGAGTCCATGGTCTTCCGGTCGATGGCGCAGAGCTTCATCTGTGAGTCGCGCAAGATCTCCACCTTGGCGTTGCCCGTCAACGGGCCATCCTCGTCCTCCTCGGGGATGAAGACGTGGAACATGTCGGAGACCTTTTCCCCGAAGGGTGCCATGTCGGCCTTGATCGGGATCGAGTCGAGCAGCCACACGTCGGCCAGGATGTCTTTTCCGAGCGCCGACTCGGGCACGTCCACCCCGATGTCCTTCAGGTCCTGCGCCGCGACGTAGCCGTACCAGCGGATGATCTCGAACTGACGGGAGAGCTTCGGAGGATTCGCCGCGACCTGCTTGATGACGTTCAGCTCCGCCTCGTAGTTGCGCGCCTTGTAGTTCCCCTCGGTGTGCTCTTTCAGGTACTCGGAGATGACGTCGGAGAAGAACTCGTCGCGCTTGATAAGCTCCGCCAGGGAGTGTCTGGGGAGAGCCTTCCGGACGAAGATGCCCTCCTGGTCGGGCCAGGACTTGGCGGAGAGGTCAGGGTACACGTCCCAGGCCTTGAGCGCCTCGTAGTAGGGAAGGTACTTCTTGAGACTCTTCGCCTCGAACTGACCGGTAACGTCGTTGGGCACCCACTCGCGCTCGGTCTGCGTCTTGACCATCGGGCCTTCCACAACCCCGAAGCCGTAAATTCCGCCGCGGCGCAGCGCCTTCTTGCAGAGTTCGGGGTAGTCCGTCGCGTTGTCGGCCAGCTGGTCCGCGATCTCCATCTCCATGCGCTCGGCGCGCTGAGTAGCAAACTCCTTGACCGCCTTCTCGATGTCGTCCGAGGTGACCGGGACGGGGGGCGCCGGGGGCTGTGCGGCCTGGGCCGCTTGCATGGCGGCCTGCTCCAGCCCTGAGATGATCGTCTGCAGGTCTTTGATGCCAATGTTGGGGAAAGGCGTCGGCTCCAGGCTCCAGTTCTTTTCCTGCGCCGGGAACATCATCTCCAGCATCTTGGCGACCCAGCCGCGAATCTTCGTGTGTGTATCCTTGGGGTAAACCTTGGAGCGCCCTGTCGGGATCTGGATATCGGGGTCGTAGATCGCCTTGTACTGGCGCAGGTTCTTCAGCCACTGCAGCTCCAGCTGACGACGCTCGCCATCGTAGACCATGAACTTCGCCTGGAGGTGCTGCCCGAAGACTTCCAATTTATCTTTGTTGATGGTGATCATGGGGCGTCACCTCCTTGGGGGATCGAATTGCATTTAATACCCAGCGTAGCTGTCAGCCGGCCTATAAGCTGTTTGCTGCGTCGAGACGTCGAACTGGCTCCGCATATACTCCGCGGCGTTGTACCGCTTGCCCAGGATGAACATGGTGCCGTACTGGTCTGCTTCACAAATATGGCTCCATCGATTTTTTTCCGGAGCGTCGCGGAATTTACCATCAGGACCCTTGATCCTGACATAGCGGTACTTGCTCCTGAGTCCTTCGATGAGCATTTTGCAGTCTACGTCGTAAAGGACCCCTGCTTCTCCGTCCGGCCACATGTTTCGGAACGGCTCATCCAGTGCGTTGATTCTAGCAATGGGGTCGTTGGTGTCAGAAGCTCGCACGACATTACCCGAATTAGGCTTGTCTGTCACGTAGAGTTTCTTCAAGAGCTTGTAAATACTTGAGTCGTCGGTGTCCGATTGCCTGGTCCAGCTGGGGTCGCCCACGAAGATGAGCGGGTTGGTTCTGAAGTAGGTAGAGATGATCGGCTGCATTTTCTGGCTGATGAACGTCTTAAATCCAATGTCGAAGCCATAGGCTTCTTTCAGCTTCCGCAATTTGCCGTCAAGACCCAGCTGTTGGAACGAAGCCGCCGGTTGGCGCGCGGAGTCTATGCCGATAATAATCGGGAGGTGCGGGTGGATAGGCAGGTTTGCCTTTACTCGCTTGTCGTACTGGAAGGAAGTTTCGTATACCGGCTTACCCGACATGCTCTTCGCATATCTGCCGTGGACGTAGACATCCACCCAATCTTTACGTTTGCCTTTTGAAAGTTCGTCATAATATCCCGGTCTGAGATTTTCAGTATTCTCCGCCTCGGGGCTAAGACCAGAGGGTTGTTTGAAGACCACTACATCAATAACGGAATTCTCGTTATCCTCCTCCTGCGGGAGGTGCTCCAGTAGTTTGTAATGGTCAGAATCTATTTCAGGGGGGTTGGTAGTGTAGATAATGCCTGAACGGTATCTGAATCCACCGGCTTGAGATGGATACCTGCCTGTACGTCCTTCGAGGTCAGAGAGAATCTGCACAGGTATCTCTCGTGCTTCCTCCACCCACGTCCAGCTGCACTCAAAACTTAGTACTCTTTGCACATCCTCAGGAGTGTCTAGCGATCTAAAATACCAGTCCGACTCTACATCATTAAATTTAAAACGCATTATCATATCTGATTCGCGCCATTTATATAGTTCTACAGGCAGCAGACCTACTACAGAGGACAAAGTTGTATCACGCAATTGAACCTTAGTGTTCCTGACGATTAGCATTTTGCTTCTGCGTATACCGTCTTCCTGCGGAGTCATTAGTATGGACTGGCGTAAAAGCTCTACAATAGCCGATGAAGTTTTCCCGCCCCCAACTGGACCCATGAGCGCGCGCATCTTTGCTTCAGACATCATGAAGTCTCTGCACGTTTTTGACGGAGTGTAGTTCAACGACCCCACAGCCATTTAGTATCTCCTTACAGGTTCAGTTAACGCTCTGTGTATGCTCCATCCAATACTTAACCTATCCCACAAAGTACTACTTTTGATGTTGTGCATCTCCGCCCATTCTGCTAGACACTTTAACTCTCCATTATACTCTAGAATTCTATTGAACCTAGTGTTTCGCATATTAGCTATTCTAGTTACCCATTCACAGTTGTCAGGGCGGTAGTTACCTGTGTTATCTTTTCTATCTATCTCTGCGCCTACAAATGGTCGCTTACCCATATCTCGGTAGAACGCTTCAAAGTCGTGCAGCCACTCAGGGCAGACGGTAATACCCCTGCCACCGTAGTAAGCGTAAAATTTGTGGTTAGGGTTGAAGCACCTCTTCTTTACGTCCTGCCATACTCCATACTCAGGCGCAGCCGACAGCCCATGCGTAGTACTTCTGTCAGCAAGTACATCCAGTTTCAGGCACCCACATGACCTTGTGTGCGAACTTACTAGCCGTTTTGTTTGAACTGAAATTTCGCTCCCACAATCGCATTTACATAGGTAGTAGCTTCTTCTGGCAGTCACTCCCATGTCTTGAACCACTACCAGTCTTCCGAATCT